GTTCAGATCTATCCCAGCACGCTTCCGCAGGCGATGGCGTATGAAGTTGCCAACACCCTTTTGGAAGTACATGTTGAGATCGGGCTCTTTACAAGCGTTTCGATCAATCGTGTCAGACTTTGGGACCGTAAAATGTATGGACCCTGGTACAAAGCGCGGGCTGAGAAGCTCCGCGTTAAGCCCAGACCACAGCGGGACCGCGAGTAATTGCGGCCAAACTGTGTCCCACGCTTGAGGCGTGACATCCATGGTTTCAGAGTACTTGCGAGCGACCATCCCTGGTCTACGTCTCTTAGACGTACTAGCTCCACCGCTGAATGCTCCCTTAAGGAGCATAACCGGCACAACGCGTCCAATCACCCCGCGAATAAGTTTTGCGGCGTGAACCAGAAGACCGTCCATCGTGAGATCCCCTACCTTGAGCAGACGCTCGGGGGTAGGCTCTTCGTCACTCAAGGACCAATCGCCCAGTAAGAGGCGAACGTTCGTTGCAGTGTTCCGCTCTTCCACAGCCATCAACTTTTCGATGGCAGCCTTGCGACGCGATTCCGCTTCCGTGGGGTCCGGGTTTGAATACTTCGAGAGCATGTGCTCACGGAGGTAAGCTACCCGGGGGTTATCCCCTTGGAGCCGGCTAAGGATAGCCGTAACGAAATCGCCGTGGAGACTCTGGCGAACAAGAAAACGCGCAGGTTTCTTGCCTTGACGCGTGCTGTTCTGTCGATTGTCCATTAGTTCCTCACTCAGTGTAGGGGTTAAGGACGATGGGCGGGATTACCCATCGGAAAGAGTTGCTTACTGCCAGAAAGGCTCGTTAGCAACGATGCCGATTACGAACGGATGAGTAGAACTCAACGTACCGTAACCGAACGCAAGGAGGTCTTTCTTCTCCTGGTCGGTCGCCGTCGCATCGACTTCGACGTCGATACTTAGGCGGCCGACACGCACAACCACCGGCGTAGAAATGCCGTTGATAGTTTGCGTTTGGACAATCGGAACATAGATTGTGCTCCGGGCCTTGAATTTAGACCCGGAAGCCCGACGAACCTCACGGTTCGATAGGGTCACTTTCTTGCTTTCCAGATTGGTAGCACCGCGTTCGACGTTTGTCGTTACGCCATTCGCCGCCCCTGCGGGCGTGAAGGTGTGATTGACGGGGGTCGTAGCGCGGTCTGCGATGATGAAGCTGGTAACCTGAGGCATGCGCCTTAACTCTCTTTGTTGCTACGCATACTAGCGTAGTTGGGTTATCAATGCTGCAGCGGACAGAGCCCGATTCACATTGCTCAAACCGAGTCCCGACAAAAGTACGAAGGGGTTCGGCATTGGTGCAAAACCGTAGACTGTACGTTGGAACGTCAGCATACGGGCGTGGCATTTGGCTCGCCTACCCGATATTAGGGTACCGCGATTATCCTCGATCGTCACGTCATAGTGATCGATTTTATCAAGGAGACCAGCCACGAAGACTGTGCCGGTTAGCGCAGTAATAGACTCGAGAAATGCGCCGATCGGAATGAACCAATCGACAACAAAACTCAAGGTCAACAGCTCCCACCCAAGGAGGAGTGGGTTAAGCAAACCGAGAGCTTCGAGTGCCATCATCTGAGGTCGTTCGACCTCGAACCAACAACGGCAACGCGCCACTCTCTCTGCCTTCCCGCTAGCGACAGTGTTCATATTGAAACCTGCAACAGCGGTGGACGGTGATCGTGGTATCGTTGCTTCGCCAGTTGCGGAGAAAAGCCAGCCCTTTTGGCCGGTCTTTTGAACGTAACTCAGTAGCGCGTGTATGTCACTCAAGATAGGACGTATACCATAAGTAGCAAGGAGGTAAGCATCAGAAAGGCTGTCCGGATATCCGGCTAGCTGGTTCCTGTGACCACCCCGACGCCGCTTACCATCTACACCAATGATGGTGTATGCGGTACTCGTGGTGAGACCTGTGAGGGATTCTAAGGCCCCTCTAAGGTCGCCCTTCTTAAGCTTGACTAACCCTGTAGCAAGCCTAGTCGTGAGACGGGCAAGCTGAGCAAGGGACTCGTCAAGTTCGCCCAAAGCCTCGCCTAGGTCAAGATCACTGTTCGACACGGCGTTTCGCATTCGCGTTTCCGCTAAAGCGATAATCGATGCCGGCAGTGAAACAATTCCCGTGGCAGGAGACTGCGTACGCGGCGTAGAGATGCCGCCTCCGCAAGGCCAGGGACCGATGGTGGTGTATTCGTATCCACCTTCTCGGAACCTGTAGTTGTGATCAAACGGCTGCACTTCTTGTGCAAAGAATTTCCAAGGCGTAGGCCTACGGAAGCCGTTTGGTAGAATATCCCCGTGAACTGGAGCACTTCGATAGTTTTCGAGTGTATAGTTCGAAATGTTGGGGTCATTCCACCCGGTCAGGTGATTGATCCATCGTCCTGAGGACGATTTCACGATCGTGCTCCTGCCGTATGCACTGGTGAACCGGCGTGGTTTTGTTATAGCCATAGGGTATACCCCGCAGCCATCACAAGAGATCCGTAGTCAAGCGGAATCTCGCAGAACGGTATTTCTACCAGTCCGCAACCGGACAAGTCGCGATAGTATGCGAACATGTCTAGTATAAGAGCCCAGACGGTAACAAGGACCGTAGTCCAAATAAGAAGTTGGATTTTCGTCATGTTACCTCCCGGCTAACGCTTCACAGCGTGGCTCCTATGAGCCGCCCCC